TTTTCATATTCAGATAATTCAGGATTAAAGTTTTTAAGTAGTTTATTTAGTTTATGTTTTTGACACATGTTTCTACTTAACTTTTCATTATTTTTAAAGTAAAAATAATTTGGCTCTGTTATTTTATCAAATTTAAAGCCATTTCTAGTATATAAGTTTTCATTTATATTAGAAAATCTTAAATCAGCATATGTAATTATTTTTTTAGCCTCATTATTTCTAATGAAAAATTTTAATATTTTATTAAAACCACCAATTATGGTATGTGATGTGGCGAATCTACTTAATTCCCACTCGTCTCTATTTTTTCTAAAACTCATAACTCCTATAAGTTCATTCTTATAATATAGACCCAATTTAATACTTGCAGTAATATATCCTTGTATATGATTATTATTAATAAACTCTTTAAATGATTCATTATCAATATTCTTTATAATACACTTTCTAGCATATATTTTAACTTTATTATTAATATTTAAAATAGATTCTATTTTCCTATTTATAATTTTTTTATTATTTTTATATTCATCTTCATGAATTGTAATTAAATTATAACCGAGTTTATTTAATTGTATTTTCTTATTTTGATGATAATTTTTTTTCTTGAAAAAATCAGAGTGCCAATATAATCCATTATATTCAAAACAAACCTTTTTTTCTTCGATTACTATATCTACTTCTTTAGGTTTAATTAATGATCTGTTATTTCTTTCAACATTAGAATCTACTAGTGTTGAAATATATTCATACAATTCTTTTTCACCATCACTATCATTTAATGAACAATATACACATCCTTTACCCATTAAATGGTCATTTGGTTTTTGTTTAAAAATACCATGTGTTGGACAAATTATATTAACATCTTCTTTTGTTCCTTCATATAATACATCTTCATAATTGTATTTAAAATCATGTATTATATTTGCTTTTTTAATAAAATCATTTGTAGTTAGTATTCTTTTTTTTGAATTTATTTCTATACTACATTTATTACATCCATGACCTTTTAAGTGATTAGTTACATGTTGCTCAAAATTTCCATGTACTGGACAGATTATGTTAATTTTTTTTCTTGAACCTTTATAGGTAATTTTATTATAAAGATATTTATTATTATGTACTTTATTTGCTTCAAATAAAAACTCTTCATAATTCTTTGAGACACCTCCATTACACTTTGGACATCCTTGACCACCTATATGAGCATCAAATCTTTGTTTAAAATCTCCATGTTCTGGACATGTTATTATTCCAACTTCTTTTATTTTATTAATTAATAAATTATTATACCTATAATAATTATTATGAATTTTATTAGCTCTCTCAATATATGTATTTATTTTAATCATCTATTAATATATATACGAAAATAATTGAGTTTTTGTTACAAACAAAGTATTTATAATAAACTATAAAATTTTATATAATGGCAGATCAAAAGAAAACTATTTTTCAAAGCTTGGAATCAGTACTAGACCCATTTGGTGGTACTGGTGTATCGAGTAAAAATCAAGAACGTATTATAATAAAAGGTAAAAGTCCTGAAGATGTAAAACGTAAAGCATTAGAAATTGAGCAACAGGAAGAACTTAATAAAAAGTTTACAAAACTTAATGATCATGGATTTCAAAAAGCAATGCAATATGAAGCTGCTAGGCTTCCAGCATACCTTGATTATGAAGGTATGGAATATTATCCTTTAATTGCATCAGCCTTAGATTTATTTATGGAAGAAGCAACTACTATTGATAAAGATGGTAAGATGCTTAAAATATATTCAGATAAAGAAAGAATTAAACAACATCTTGAGGAATTTTTCTACGATATTATTAATGTCAATGTTAATCTACCTTTTTGGGTTAGAAATTTAGTAAAATATGGTGACAATTTTGTATATTTAAAGGGTAAGAAAAAAGAAGGTATTACTCATGCTAAACAAATGGTTAACTACGAGATGGAACGTATTGAAAGAGTTAATGATAATAAATCACAACTTTATTTCAAACAACGTGAAACAGGTCAAGAATTTAAGTTACTTGAAATGGCTCACTTTAGATTATTAGGTGATGATAAATATTTACCATATGGTTCTTCAATTTTAAATAAAGTAAGAAGATCATTTAGACAGCTTATTTTAGCAGAGGATTCTATGCTTACTTATCGTATTACTCGTGCAGGTGAAAAACGTGTGTTTAATATTGATGTTGGTAATATGGATGAAGATGATATTCAAAATTATATGGGTAAAGTTATTTCTGGTTTTAAAAAGAAAAGACAAGTATACCCCGATTCAGGTCAGATAGATTATAGATATAATGTTTTAGGTGTAGATGAAGATTATTTCATGCCCAAAAGAAATGGAAGTAATTTATCATCAATAGAAACATTGCCGGGAGCTTCCAATTTAGATCAAATTGCAGATATTCAGTACTTACGTGATAATTTATTTACTGGTTTAGGTGTTCCTAAACCATTCTTAGGTTTTCAACAGGCAGCAGGTGATGGTAAAAATATGGCACAAATGGACATTAGATTTTCAAAAAAAGTAAATAGAATACAACAAGCAATTATTCAAGAGTTGAATAAGATGGCTATGATTCATTTATATTTACTAGGCTTTAAAGACGATTATCAAAACTTCTCATTAAGCTTAACTAATCCATCTACACAGCAAGAGATGCTTATGGGTGAAATGTTACAAGTTAAAGCTCAAATATACAATGAGATTACAAGAAATGAAGGTGGTATTGCAGCTATGTCACACACTAACGCTAAGAGATTATTATTTAATAGTTCGGATGAAGAAATTATTAATGATTTTAAAATTCAAAGAATGGAAAGAGCATTATCTCAAGAATTACAAGATACTCCATTAGTTATTCCAAAGACTGGTATATTTAAAAATTTAGATGATAAGTATGGTTCTGACGAAGTGCCAGAAGGTGGTGGTGTTCCACCCGAAGAAATGGAGGGAGTTGAAGAACCTAATATACCACCTGCAGGTGGTGGGGGTAGTGAAATTGCTCCTCAATCTATATCAGACTTACCTCCAGTTGAAAACATTAATAAGTCTAAGCCAATAATGAATGATCATCAATATAACACATTACTAGAGAAGATGGTTAAAGGTAACGTAAAACCTAAGATAATTAAAAAAGAGAGTAATCCTGAGTTAATTAATGAGAATAGTGAAAAAGTTAGAAGTTCTAGTGATAGAGCAATTAAAATGGCTTCCGAAATAGAAGGACTTCTTAGTGAAAATGATAATAGTATTAATAAAGATGAAAATTTAAAAGAAGCAATTACTGGTGAAAGATTTGTAAAGCTTATTGATGAAAATATGAAGAATATAAGTAAGTTTCATGTAAGTGAGAGTGATAAAAAAGAAGAATAACATTTTATTTATATAAAAGAAAAGTATTTATAAATAACTAATCAAGTTTTATTATGAAAAATATTAATATTGGCATTGCTAAATCAGTAGTTTCAGGAAAATTAAGAGATGATTATATCTCTACTAAAAAAATTAACGAATCAAAAAATATTGCATCTCATTTTTATTTCTTAATTGAAAATTCTGAGATTTTACGTAATCAATTTAGTGTTTATTGTAATTTAGAAAAAAAACATATTGAGAGTGATGTTACTGCAAGTAAATATATTGATGATAATCTATCAAATGTTTCTAAATATTCAGTAAAAAGTATTCAAGAGGCAAACAAAAGGTTAGAATCGTATATTACTGAATCTGATATTGAAGGTAAAATTGAAGTTAATAAAATTCAATTATATGAAGCTATTAATAATTTAATACTTGAAAATGCTAAGAAGTCTGAGGGTTCTGCTGATCCAGATTTACTATATGAATCTTATAATACTGTATTAAATCATATCAAAACTAATAAGAAAGAAGAAAAAGAGATTATATCTGAGGATACTCTTACTAGTGGACTTGACATGGATATGATAATTGAACTAGCAATAAATAAATTTAATAGTAAATATTCAAAATTAGACGAGAACGAATTAAAAATTATTAATATTTTAGCTGTTGGTGATTTATC